ACGACGCTCTTCCGATCTGTTTGTTTCCCTGCTTACTCTAGCCATATCTAATGCATCCTGTGCGCTGCATATGTTCCTAAGCCTTATGTTGCCTTCGTGGTCTGTTGTCAGTTCTTGTCTAATAATTGACATTGTGGCCCTCCTTATATTGTAGAAAGGAGCATACCATAAAAATGATATGCTCCAGTTTTAACTACTGATTATGCTTTGCTCTCACCTAAAATAAATCAGCGTTTAATATCTACAATAGCACCGCTGGCTTGCGGAGCAGTTGCCTGTACACCGAGGTCGGATTCAACAACGAATTTTTCATAAGTACCAGTTTTTGCAAGATTGCTTACTTCGTGGGTGTTGTTCAGCCATTTCAAATCCCAGTATTGCATATCCAGAATATCCAGACGGCTATCAGGATACATAGCGTGGGCGGAAGCGGTGATTACACCAAAATCGGACTCGTATACAGTAGCTGCGTCGTTCAGCTTGGTCTCGGTGTCAGCTGGACGGTATGCAGTGGATTGAGCGTTAACAAGTTTAGAGAATTTGCGTTTGTTGCGCAGGCTCATATAGGCTTGGTTAGCGTTACCGCCACGGCGATAAATCATTTCCAGTACGGTGTTGATGTCCTCTAAAGTGAAGTCTTTAGCACCACCGAGGGAAACAACATTACGACGTACCATTTTCAAGCCAGTACCAGCATCGGTAGGTTTGATGTTGGTTGCAGTGCCGTCAACAGCTTCTTCCAGATCGTAGTACAATTTGAATTTGTTTTTGTCTTTTTTTGCACTATCCTCGATGCGAATATAGTAAATGCGGTTAGCTTCAAGGCCAGCAGGCATTTTAGTAGCAGTAAAGTACACAAAATCACCAGTGGAAAGGTCAATAGGATTGCTTTCTGCATTTATACCAGTCAAAGTTACTACGCCGCCAACAGTTTCTACAGTAGCATCAACAGTGTTGGCTTGCAGGAAAAATGGAATACCGCCAGAACGTGCAGCCTTGGTGCCCGGAGTTTCAAGGTTGCCTACTTTGGATTTAACAATCATCAGCTCAATATCTTCGCCTTGACCACGAATAGCGTGGTCTACTGCTGCATTAAACTCAGAAGTGCCACGGCGGAAAGCCTTTTTAATAGAGTTCTGAGTATCAGTAATGAAGCCAGAGTTTTGGAAGTGCTGAATGAAGTTTCGCAGGCCTTCTTGGGTGCCGATTTCAGAGAAGGTATAGTCCTCTTTCTCTAAATGCGCGTTGTCTTGGGGCGGACGCAGGCGTTCGGTGAACCAGCTAAAGTCGGTGCTTACTGCCTTTTCCGCAGTACCGAATTTGGAAAGAAATTTGGTACGGGTGGGGTTGATGTTGATAAGAATGTCGTGCAGGTCCTCAGCGTTGCCTACGCTGTCATAGGAGAAAGAGCCATTGTTACCAACAAGTTTACGATTAACATCATTTGCCATCGTTATCGGTCTCCTTTGCTAAATAAATTTATATATAAAAAAACACATACAAATGTATGCGCCTTAATTATCTGTGTTGTCTCTGTAAAATTCTGCCAATCAGCTCTCTGCGTGCTCTATAATCAGTAGCATTACGGAGCTGTTCTGCGGTTACGGGGTTATCATCGTAGCCTTGTGTAGAGCTGCCAGGACGCTCAACCTTCGGAATACGCGGTGAAGGATTATTAAGAGTGCCTAAATTATTCTTTTTAGCATAGTAAGCAACTCTAGTCTTATCGTAATACTCCTGCAACGCCTGCGCCTGCTGCACGCTGATGTTACCCTGTTGATAAGCTTGAATAGCAGTAGCGTATTTAACAGCCTCGTTATATGGCAGTTCAGTGTAATAGTTATTCATCATTACATTGATTTGCTCAAAAGCTGGCTCAGTTTTGCGATATTCTGCTACCTTGTTATCAATATCACCATACAGTTGGCGCACCTGCGCTTGTTGTTGCATAGCACGCTCCTGCTCGGCTTGTACCTGCGCCATAATAGCGTTTCTGTGCCACGCCATAGATGTTTCGTATTGTGCCGCTCTATTTACAATATCATCATCATCGGAGTATTCGGCTGTAGCCATTTGCTCCTCAGATAAACCAATATCACGCAGTGCAGCAGCTCTAGCCAGCTCGTCAATCTTGTTAAAAAAGTCTATACGACTTTCCTCTTGCTGCGGTTGTACTTGCTCTGGTTGCTGTTGTTGCATCGCCTGATGCATTAGCTGTTGTTTGTAGTTGGCGTAGGCAAAAGCTTGTTCCATGGGAATTCTGTGCTCGTCTACTTGTCCAGATTGAATAGCTTGCATAAGCTCGGCGGTATCACGATACGGAACAATGTTCTCGTTGCTTGCTCCATTAAAGAGAATGTCTTGCTGGTTGGGTTGTGGTACTTCCTGCTGCGGCTGTGCTTGCTGTTGTGGTACTTGCTGCTCCTGCGGTTCTGCTTGCGGAGTTTCTTCCTCACCACCGAACATAACTACACTGCGCCTACCAGTCTGAGGATCCACCTTTAAGCCATAAGAGGCTTTTTGTCCGTCCTTTGTAACGGGTACGTCATTACTAGGAGTAGGCGGCTCGCTAGGTGCTGTATCTACCACAATGCTTTCGCCTTCCTCGGCATGCAGTTGTAGCATAAGCTCAAAATCGTTATTCATTATTCTTCCTCCATTTGCTTTAATCGTACTGCTGCATTCTTGCCTTCGGTTACTGTGTTAGTTACCTTTTGGTAAAAAGCAATGGCAGCTCTATAGTCAGCCTGCAGTTTGTATAGCTCTTTATCGTCCATGCACTCAGTAAGCCTTTTCAATACATAATCTTGTGCGTCAGCCAGCACTTCGTCAGCAAATTCACTGATTAATGCGGCTCGCTCACCTGATATTGCCTTTTGGTGCAGTAAGTGCTTTCGTTCTTCTTTCCTCTGCTCGTAGTCCAGGCTGCGGATTTTCACCTGCTTGGATGAGCGGCGGATTCTTTTTTTCCAGCGTTCCATCACTTAAAAGCTCCTTTGCTATAATCTCTCCGGTATCAACGCCCAATCCAATCACATTAAGCAATTGTGTTTTGGCTGTTATCGGTAAGTCCTCATATTTAATGCTGATTCTAGGCAGGATAGCTTTTAACATCTCTACTTGCTGTTCCTGAGCCTTCATTTGTTGTGCTAGTTGCAACTGTTGTTGCTGTTGTTGCTGCGCCTGAGCTTTAGCTTGTTGTGCTTCTGGACTGTTAGGGTCTTGCAAAAATGCTAATGTACTACGCAGTCCCATTTCTTGCAGCAGGTCTTTTGCAGCATTATAGATAGTGTCCTCGTTGGCTACCCCACTCTGCAACAGCATAGGAATAAGCTGGTTAATCAGTATCATCAAATACTGTATGCGTGCTTCTTTGGTGCCTGCGCCTGCGCCTACGTTAATGATTAAATCGTAGTCAATATCTAGATCCTCACGTCTAATCACAACGTCTTTGTTGTCAATGCGTACAATCTCGTCATCGTGCATATATTTTTGGTCAAGAATGATAATAGCCTTAACCAAAGGAACGTAGAAACGCTCTGCAATGCTGCGTGCCATAAGCTTAATACGCTTGTCTGCAGCACTCATAATCATTGAAATACCAGTAGCAGTCTTGTTTAAGGAGTTGCTATCAAGGCCTTGATTGTACTTGGTACTGCCTGTTTGGCTCTCAACCTCGTTTTGAGCGTACTGCAATAGCTCCATTGTATAGGGGGACAGCTGCGGAGTAGCTACGGAATAGATATAATCCCCTACCGCTCCGCTGCTGGTGTCCACATTAACAAACTCATCGCCGTCCAAGAGTGCGTCAAAATCAACCTTACTAGGGTCTACCAGCTTTTGGCCTGCGTTTTGTTGTGCAATATTGATAATCATCTGCTTAACAAGCGCAGTCTTTAAATCCTGCTGCTGCTCTATAAGGTCGCTAAAGCTATAATCGCTAAAAACCTTATCAGGGGAATACTTGCTGCAACAGGGGAAGAACGGAACAAAACCAAAATCATTAATAGCAATACGCAGCGGCACATCATCTACCATATGTACAAGCATATGCTCCATTTTACCATCATTGTTATAGTCAACGTCGAGATATGCTTCAATCAGCTCTACATACTTGCTGGCGTTATCATCTTCGTCTACTAAAGATTGACGTGCTTGGCTTAAATCATTGTTATTGGTTGTTTCAAGGCTCGTGGGGGTGGTGTTGCCACTCTTTTTAATAGCTTCGTCTACATTCCTGTAAATGCCTTCCTCCTCTTTGCGTTTGAGGTAATCGCCAGTTACAACCTTACGATGTGCAACGAATTTACAGGTCTGCAATGTGGCACCTTCGGGTGTAAACAACATCTCAGAGGCACTTAAAAACTCAATTACTGGGTGGTTTGCAGTTACTTTAACCTGCTCAAACACAACTTTAACAAGGTCTGGAGCGTCCGGCAACGGCTCTGCCCTTTTAATCTCCATATGACCTTGCTGTGCTTCTGCTGCCAATCTCAACGCTGTATCAACATCTCCGTTGGGAATAAGCATAGAATATTCTGTTCTATCCTCTTCGTGCTTCCAATAAACCTTTGCTACACCGAAATTGCTTCGCAATGACTCCTCAAAGCAGAACGTCAATAAAGAATGAAGGTCATTCTTCCAGATCGGAAGAGCACACGTCTGAACTCCAG